TGGTGCCCTTTGGACAGGGCTTCAAAGATATGTCCGCCCCGACCAAGGAGTTCTACAAGCTGATGATGGAAGGAAAGATCATCCACGGTGGCAATCCGGTCCTTCGGTGGATGGCCCTGAACGTGGTCGTGGACCGGGATGCTGCCGATAACATCAAGCCGACCAAGGCGAAATCACCGGAAAAGATCGACGGTATCGTTGCATCGATTATGGCGCTGGATCGCTGTATCCGGCAGGAACAAGCAGAGAGTGTTTACGACAGCCGAGGGCTGATCACATTTTGATGGAGGAAGGATCGATGGGATTTAAGGATTTATTTCACAGAAGGAAGGCAAGAGCGGATCCAAAGGATGCAACATCCGGCAGTGTCTACCGCGCTTACTATGGGCACACCTCATCTGGCAAAACTGTGACAGAGCGAAGCTCCATGCAGGTGACTGCTGTGTATGCCTGTGTCCGGGTACTTGCTGAGGCTGTGGCAAGCCTGCCCTTACACCTCTACAAAGAGGAGGATGGGAGCAAGGTAAAGGCAACGGATCATCCGTTGTACTTTCTTCTTCACAGTGAGCCTAATGAGGAGATGACGGCTTACACCTTCTGGGAGACGCTCCTCACACACCTTCTCCTGTGGGGGAATGCCTATGTGCAGATTATCCGGAATGGAAAGGGCGAGATCACAGCACTGTATCCTCTGATGCCAAACCGAATGACGGTGGACCGTGACGAGAACGGACACATCTATTACCAGTACCTCTGGTCCAAGGGATCCGATGCACCGACGATGAAAGAGACGATCGTCAAGCTCTCTCCCCATGAGGTGATGCAGATCCCGGGGCTTGGATTTGACGGCCTTGTGGGTTACAGCCCGATTGCGATGGCAAAGAACAGTATCGGCCTTTCGATGGCCTGTGAGGAATACGGCAGTAAGTTCTTTGAGAACGGTGCAGCGCCATCCGGTGTCCTCGAGCATCCGGGTGTCCTGAAGGATCCGGAGAAGGTGAGAGATAGCTGGCAGGCAGCCTTTGGCGGCAGCCAGAATGCCGGGAAGGTGGCAGTCCTCGAAGAGGGCATGAAGTATTCGCCGATCTCCATCAATCCGCAGGAGGCGCAGTTCCTGGATACCCGAAAGTTCCAGATCGATGAGATTGCCAGGATCTTCCGGGTGCCGCCGCATATGATTGGAGATCTTGAACATGCGACTTTTTCTAACATTGAGGAACAGTCGCTGGAATTCGTGACGTACAGTCTGCAGCCGTGGCTTGCCAGAATCGAGTCTGCGATCTCAAGGTCGCTTCTTACCCCGGAGGAGAAGAAGATCTACTATGCGCGTTTCAACGTGGATGGTCTTCTTCGCGGCAACTATGAGAGCCGCATGCAGGGATACGCGACTGGCATCAGTAACGGCTTTTTGTGTGTGAACGATGTCCGGCGCTTAGAGAACATGGATCTTGTCCCAGACGAAGAGGGCGGGAACCTGTTCCTTGTAAATGGATCGATGACGCCTTTGAAATCGGCAGGAGCGGCCTACCAGACTTCCGGTGGTGGAAGTGATCCTCCGGAGCAGGATGAGCCTGATGAAGAGCCTGAGAAGAAGCAGGAGGATCCAGAGCAGGAGCCGGAAGAAGATACCAAGAACAAAAAGCCCCTAAGAAGGGGAAGGAGGAACACATGAACAAGTTTTGGAAGTGGGTGCGGAACAAGGCACCGGATGGAGAAGATCCGGACTTTGCTGCACGCACGCTGTTTTTAAACGGAACCATCGCTTCGGAGAGTTGGTTTGACGATGACGTCACGCCAGCTCTTTTTAAGTCTGACCTTGATTCCGGGAAAGGACCGATCACGGTCTGGATCAACTCTCCGGGGGGCGATGTCTGGGCGGCGGCACAGATCTACAACATGCTTCTGTCCTACGACGGAAAGGTCATGGTGAAGATCGACGGCCTTGCCGCATCGGCAGCTTCTGTCATTGCGATGGCAGGAGATGAGGTTCTGGTATCACCAGTATCCATGCTGATGATTCATAATCCGGCGACGGCAGCGATGGGAGATAAGAGCGATCTGGAACAGGCGATCTCGATGCTTGATTCTGTGAAGGATTCCATCCTGAATGCCTACGTGAAGAAGACCGGCCTTTCCAAAAATAAGCTCAGCAAGCTCATGGACGATGAGACCTGGATGGATGCGAATAAGGCAGTCGAGCTTCATTTTGCAGACCGTGTGATGGAACGCCCGGATCTCTACCATGAGGAGGAGCAGGACAAGAAAGTCCCGGAAGAGGAGGATCCGGATGGAGAGAAACCAGAAGAGGAATCTGAAAAGGAATCAGAAAAGGAATCAGAAAAAGAATCGGAAGAAGAGGATCCCGAAAAAAAGGAAAAGAACCAGATCCAGACAGGATTCCTTTATTCCAGTCGCCAGATGGCGGCGGCTTTCACGGGTAAGGTGAAGAAGCACTACGAAATTGAAAAGCTGGCATCGGGAATACCGGCAGCCAAAGATACCGCAGAGAAAGGCAGGAGCGTCGATGCGCTGATGGATCGCCTGAATCTGCTACACACCATGATGTGAGGAGGAAAACACATATGAACGTACAGGATTTGATTGCAAAGAGGGCCAAGGCATGGGAGGCAGCAAAGTCCTTCCTTGAAGCTCACAGGGGAGAGAACGGTGTTCTCTCTGCAGAAGACGGTGCAACGTATGACCGTATGGAAAAGGAGATCACGGACCTTACCAAGGAGATCGACCGCCTGAACCGTCAGGCTGCGATTGAGGCACAGCTTAACCAGCCGACCTCTGCTCCGCTTTCCGGGAAGCCGTCTGCTGGAAATGAAAAGCCGGAAAGAAAGGGACGTGCTTCCGATCAGTATGCCAGAGATATGCTGACCGCGATGCGCACGAACTTCCATCAGGTATCCGATCTCCTGCAGGAGGGTGTGGATGCTGATGGCGGATATCTGGTTCCGGAGGAGTGGGACAGCAGGCTCATTGATGTTCTGAATGAGGAGAACATCATGAGAGGACTCGCGACCCACATCACGACTTCCGGAGAGCACAAGATCAACATCGCAGGAGCGAAGCCGACCGCTGCATGGATCGAGGAGGGTGGAGCTCTTCAGTTCACCGATGCGAAGTTCGGTCAGAAGATCCTCGATGCCCACAAGCTGCATGTTGCCGTGAAGGTAACCGAGGAGCTGCTCTATGACTCCATGTTTGATCTTGCTAGCTACATCACGAACCAGTTCGGTATCGCGATTGCCAATGCCGAGGAGGACGCTTTCCTGAACGGCGACGGACAGGGCAAGCCGACTGGTATCTTCGATGCCACGAACGGCGGCACGGTTGCCAAGACCCTGACCGGCACCAAGCTCGGCACCGATGATGTACTGGATCTCGTGTATGCCCTGAAGCGCCCGTACCGGAAGAAGGCGTCGTTTATCATGAACGACCAGACCCTTGCGGCACTGAGAAAGCTCAAGGATAACAACGGAGCCTACATCTGGCAGCCGTCCTATCAGGCGGGAGAGCCGGACCGACTTCTTGGCTATGCGGTTCACACAAGTGCCTTCGCACCGGAGCTTGCTGCCGGAAAGCCTGTGATGGCATTCGGTGACTTCTCCTACTACAACATCGGCGATCGCGGCACCCGTTCTATGCAGGAGCTTCGTGAGCTCTTCGCAGGCAACGGCATGATCGGCTATGTTGCCAAGGAGCGTGTCGATGGTCTTCTGGTTCTTCCGGAGGCCGTGCAGATCATGAAGGCAGGAGCGTCTGCCTGATAGAATGAAGGCAGCAATACAGTAACAAATGACGGGAGCTCAGAGTGTCAAAGCTCTGGGCTTTCTTTCGATGGGAGGCAGTGATGATATCGCTTGAAGAAGCAAAGAAATACCTGCGCGTGGACGCAGCTGATGAGGACGATGTCATTCAGCAGGAGCTGGATGCCGCAGAGAGCCTTGTCGCATCAGTCCTCCGGAAGGACAGTCTCGACGATACAGACAGTCCGATCATTGTGGTGGCGGTGCTGTATGCGCTTGCCTATCTCAACGAGCACCGGGAGGAAGCGGATCATCACGCGCTCACGATCACGCTTCGGAACCTGCTCTTCGGAGAACGGGACCCGAAGTTCTGATTGGGGGTGTGAGATGAATATCGCAGCTATGAATGTCCGGCTTACGGTCCAGAAGAACGAGGTCGTGAAGGATAAGTACGGTAACCATACCAATACGTGGGTCGACTTCTACACCTGCTGGGCGACACCGGTACAGAGTGGCGGATCCGAGAAGCAGGAAGCCGGGACGACAAACAGTACCGATGCGATTGACTTTACCGTCCGCTATGCCAAGTGCCTCGAGGGACTCGACTCCACAAAGATCCGGATCCGGCTGGGAGATGCCGTCTACAACGTCACCGCCATTGATCCGATGGGGTTCAAACACAACAGTCTTAAATTCAAGTGCGAGAAGGTGAAGCGATGAAGGTGAAAGTAGAAGATCTTGCTGCGACGGTCGAGAAGACACTCTCGGATTATGCCGACGATGTGAACGACATCGTAAAGCAGGAGATCAAGGATGCCGGGAAAGAAGCCGTAAAGGAACTGAAGGAGAAATCCCCGAAACGCACCGGAAAGTATGCGAAGAGCTGGCGTTCTACCGTCCAGAAGGAATCGGCGATCGGAGCTGAGGTGGTCGTTCACAACAAGATTTACGGACTCACACACCTTCTGGAGAAAGGACACGCCAAGCGTGGCGGCGGGAGAGTCGAGGGCATTCCTCATATCGCTCTTGTCGAGGAAGAGATCACCGGAAAGCTGTCGGATGAGATTGAGAAGGAACTGAAGGGCTAATGCCGGGAGGAAGCAATGGATAAGATCATACAGATTCTGGATGAGCTGGGGCTTCCCTATGCCTATGATCACTTTGCAGAGGGCGAGGGCCCGGATCCTCCCTTTGTCTGTTTCCGCTGTCCGAACAGCGACAACTTCGCTGCCGATGGAACGGTGTATTTTCCAATCACGGAGATTGATATCGAGCTCTACACGGACAAGAAGGATCCGGAAATAGAAAAGAAACTGGAAGGTCTGCTCATAGGGAGCGGGATCTTCTTTGAAAAGACAGAGACCTGGATAGAGTCAGAGAAGCTCTATGAGGTCCTGTATTCATTTGAACAGGAGGCCTGAAATGGCAAGTAAAAAGAACAAGGTCAAGTACAACCTGAAAAACGTACATTATGCCATCGCAACGATCGCGGAGGATGGGACCGCCACTTTTGCAGACCCGGTTGCATGGCCGGGTGCCGTATCCCTCTCGCTGGATGCACAGGGAGACCAGACGATCTTCTGGGCGGATGGCGTGCAGTACTATGTCACGAATGCAAACAGCGGCTATAACGGAGACTTCGAGTCTGCGATGGTTCCGGAGGACTTCCGCGAGAACGTGCTCGGCGAGATCAAGGATGGAAACGGGGTCCTGGTTGAAGATGCGGATGCCCAGCCCATTCACTTTGCCCTTCTCTTTGAGTTTGACGGCGATGTGAACGAGATCCGTCACGTCATGTACAACTGCACGGCATCGAGACCTTCCGTGGCATCGTCTACGAAGGAGGACTCCATCGAGGTGCAGACCGAGAGTCTGACCATCAATGCCACCAGCATCAAGGACGCGACGCTTGGCAAGAACATCGTCAAGGCAAGATCTGGTGCAGACACCGCAGATGCAACGTATCAGAACTGGTACAGCAAGGTCTACACGCCTGCTGCAGCGAAGGCGACAGGCACCACAACTTCCACAACATCGACTACAACGACAAGCAGCAAGTGATAAGGAGGCATTCATATGTATCAGGAAATATTCCTCCGGCTTACTGATGGGGCGGAGCAGAAGTTCCCGTTTCTCGCAACGGGAACCACAGCATATCGTTATAAGCAGGTGTTCCATCAGGACCTGATGATCCTCTTAAACAAAATGGAGAACAGCGAGGACGACCAGACCGACATGACGGTCGGTGACAAGCTGGCCTTCATCATGAATGCACAGGCAGAGAAGCGGGACATGAATACCCTGAACGAGGACGCCTTCCTCGAATGGGCAGATCAGTTTGACGGAGCCGAGCTCTTTCTTCACATGCAGGAGTTCGTTACGCTCTATCTTGGATCGCGGAGGACAAGTTCGAAACCAAAAAAAGAAGCCGCCCAACGGAGCGGGAAGTAAACACAGCAGTGTTCCTCCTGAGGGCGAAGCAGATGGGACTGACACTGTCTGAGCTGGATGAACTGGATGAGGGGACTGTGATGGATATGATCATTGAGTCCGGGAATGATTTCTGCGACGATGAGTATCGGCAGGTGGCAACGCAAGAGGATTTCGATTCGTTCTGACAAATGCATTCAAAGCGATTGCGAAACGATATACAATATGTTATTATCCTCATAGAAAGAATGTAAGGAGGGTGATCGTATGGCAGCAAGAACGGCGAATGTCATTGCAAGGGTAGAACCTGATGTCAAAGAAAAGGCAGAAAATATCTTAAAAAGTATGGGTATCCCATCCTCTGTAGC